TTTTTGCAGAAGATCCAGTCAGATTAATAGGATTGTCTTGGCTATCTTTTTATTCAACAACAAACCTGAAGGTTGTGTTTTGATCAACTTGAAAGTTTTTTTGGGCTGACATTTCTCTCCTAATAGGAAGACTCCTATGCTTATTTTAGCACAGGAGCCGTCCTAATTACTTTCTTAATTTTACTTCTTTGTAAAGCCAAATGAGCTTTCATTTGGATTAAGTGCCTTCAAAATAACTGGTAGACAAGCCGCAATACCACCCTTGATTAAGTCTCCTGGGTCAGTATTTCCAGTCATGTAAAGAGCAATGGCTGCACCCAAAAAGTGACGACCATAACTTGCTAACGCTGCTAGAATTTTCTCTTGCATGGTTACCTTTCCATCATTGTTTAGATCTTGTTTCATTAGATCCTCCTATTTCTGGGCATTGTGCCCAGGAATTTTGGGGTTTCCCCCAATATTTATTATATACCGTTTAGGCAGAAATGTCTACAAGCTCGCAATTACCGTCTGAACTGCAGGCAAGCGTAGCATTTGTAGAAGTTCCATCCTCTGTTTCATAAAAAGACAAATCTTCCCAGCGAATTTCTTTTGGCATCTTTGCAACAAGTGCCTCGTAATCTTCTTTGCTAACTTCTTGGTATGGAGCCTGCTTGTATGAGTGGTCAGAATGTGGCAGGAATGAAATTCCAGAGACTTCGTCAAAATGCTTATAGACCCATGCTCCAACTTCCATCCACTCATCTTCTTTTACAGAAACTGTAATAGATGGCTTATGCTCACACCATGCACGTTGATAAACTAACCAAATGTTTAGGTGTTCGATAGCTGTTAAATCATTTCTAACAATTGCACCTTCTGGTGCCTTTACTGGAAACGAAAATACGTAAGTCTCGTTTGGCTTCATTACGTCGTCTTCTACTGGAATTCCAACTTCTTTCAAAAATGTAGAAATAGGATCTCCCTTTGAACCACGTACTGTACGAATGTAATATGGAGAATGCCATGCATGCATTCCTGAAGATACCCCGACCAATTGAGATACTGTTCCAGATGGCTTTACACAAGTAATAGCGGCAGACTCAGGAATCCCAATTTTCCCAGCCTCATCTTTATTCTTTGCTCTTGCTGATTCTCTAAGAGTCATCAAGAATTCTTCTAGGGAAACCAAATCTTCTTTGCCTGACATAAACTTATGTCCAAATTGTCCAGTTAAAGATACTCCTAGCAGACGCTCTTCTTCTGTGTTATCTTTCCAGATTTTACGTAGGTACTTAAAGTCTGTAAGAGTAGACTGCCATGTTCCAAGGATTGTAGCTAATTGAACCTTACGTTCGATATCTTTCTTTGTATCATTTTCACGTAATACGACTTCTGAAAGATTACAAAACTGGTAAGGACGTAGAATAATCTCTGAGCACGGGTTAGTTCCGTAGTGAATATCTGGATCTCTTCTTCCATACTTGGCTGCTTGGGCCTGAGCTGCGGCCACGTTGTATATACCTCGTTCTCCTGACTTTGAGTCATACAAAGATTTCCATTCTGCAATAAACTGCTCCATATCTGGCTTGCGTGAATACGCAACAGAATTATTTGATAATGCACGTTGTGTGTTATTCTCCCACCAATTACCAGACTTTGCTGCAGCCATTTCAATATCATTAATATTAGAAAGAGAAATCATTGCTGAGCGACGAACTCCTCCGACTACAACTACTTCGCCAATCTTGCACATAATGTCATGCGCTTCAATAGGCTTTAACTGGCGTCCTGCTGCTGACTTAAACTTTGCAATAGTAAAATCAAATAAATTAACTAATGGTTGTGGACCAGATGATCTGCCACCCATTGTTTTAAGTCTTGCGCCTGCGGGACGAACTTTAGATACATCAATTGCTGGAATTTGTCCAGACCAAAGCAATGCAAGTAGTTCACGGTATGACTTTGCCCAACCTTGCTTAGAATCTTCTACAACTATTACTGTATCAGACTTTTCAAATGATTCTGGCACTGCGGGAAGTTTATTAACATACTTGTACTCAACAGAAAAGCCAACACCTGTGCCACACATAAGAATATACATTGTTTCATCAAATGATCTTGGATTGTCTACTGGTACAAATGAACAATTGTATCCTGCAACATTATCTCTGTCTAGGGCAGCACCTGCAGTCATTACGGATCTCATTGATGGCATTACATTTCTATTGAACACAGCAGACTTTAGTTCTTCAACTAGTTTTGATTCTGGCTCATATGAGTATTCTTTAAAAAGGTGATTCAGCATAAAATCAAAGTATCTATCTACTGTCTCTCCCCATGTCTCACGACGGTTATCCTCTGGAATCCATCGTGCATATCTAGATAAAGCAATAAAGTTTTCGTATGGGTTTTCAATAGTTTTTGACATTTTTAAATGACACCTTTTCTCCGCCTTGCGGTATATGATTTTTTAGTTGAAGCTCAATTCTACCAAAGTTTAATTAAAAGGGGAAGGGCTAAGAAAATTTTTTATCTAAATCGCTAAAAGCATTCTTGGTCAACTTAATCCAGTTATACTTTTCATGTATCCTAGTCGACTGAGCAAAATAGTAACCTGAATATGCTTTAAAGTTTATAACTGAATCATACATTAAATCCTCTAAATGTTTTGCATCTGGTTTAAACATTTTACCAATATGCGGATCACCTACTGCTTTTGGAAGAGTCTCATCTGTAAGTCTAGACTTTAATGCAAGGGGTCCGATAAACTCTTTATACTCCGCCCATGGATAAGTTGTTATTGTTGGCATGCCTGATGCAAGTGCCTGTAGCGGAATAAATCCAAAGCCTTCTCCCCAAGTAGGATAGATAAGAACGTGGTGTCTATGATAAAGGCTTACCAATTCATTTATGTTATATTCGTCTGTAATTATAGTAATGTTATTATAAACAGATGATGGAGAAACAAGGTTTCCAACTTTATCATAAATTCTAATTGAAGTTGTTAAATGAGCTTTAATGGTTAAATGATATTTTGGATCATTGCCAAACATTTTAATAAAAGTATCTAAAACTAATTGCCCGTCTTTTCTGGGAGAAGGCTCTCCAATATGCAAAAATTTAAAGACATCTTTAACAACTCTTCGCCTTGGTTTCCAAACATCTTCGATACCATGAGGATAAACCTTTATATCTTTATTAACGCCGTTTTCTTTAAATACTTCTGAGTTCCAAGTTGATGTTGCCCAAACTTCGTCGCATAAATTAAATCTATCTACCCAGTCTGGTCGCATCCCAGTAGACTCCCAGGGAGTATATCCAATTTGATATTGCCCCTTATGTAATTTATATAAATGAGGTTGAGTAAAGTTTATTTGTACTGGAGCTTTTGGATTTGACCAAGTTACGGTATGACCTAATTGTTGTAATGATTTAACTATATGTTGTGAAGCATATCCAAAGCCTACAGCAGGATTTAATCCTGATCTTGGCGTATAAAGAGATATGTTCATGTATTTCTTTCTGGTTGACTAACTTGACAGCTACTATCAAGTAATGTTATTATTATAGTTCGTTATCTCTCAAGGAGGAAATGCCAATGGAGAATATAAAACAGCGCTTGAGTGATGTTGCTCATAACTGGTCGTATATAGGAATGATAACATTATTTTTATTTACTGTCCAGCCTGGACCAACAATTACACAAGCATTGCAGGTGGAAACACCTAAATCAACAGTACAACTAAAGAAAGAAACCTTAGAGAAGTACAGCACTACTGTGTACAAGCCTTCTGAGATGCTAACAGACGGAGAACTAAAAGAACTCCTATCAGCTGTTGGTTTTGAAGGAAAAGCCCTTAAACAGGCTTGGGCTATTGCTAAGGCAGAGTCTAATTCAAGACCTCTGGCTTACAATGGTAACAGGAAAACTGGAGACAGTTCCTACGGAATTTTTCAGATTAATATGTTGGGTGAACTCGGCATTGATCGTAAAGAAAAATTTGATCTAAGGTCAAACATTTTATTGTTTGACCCCGTAATAAATGCAGAGATAACGTATTATATGACTAAAGGCGGTAATGATTGGTCATCGTGGTCTTCCCTGAATGGGGCAAGATACAAAGAGTTCCTAACCGAATTCAAAGATTAGAGAGGAAGGTACATGAAGATACAGTACGTGTCTAAGTACCTTCAACTCGCAGAGAAGGGCCTTGTTCCTAGACTTGAATGTCCCATGGATCAGGGCCCTTTAATGTGCAACGAAACAAATGAGGGTATAATTTATCTATACTGCTTATCTTGTCAGTATAAAAACAATATTGGGCTGGAGATGTATGAAAGACTCAAAAGAGCCGTCGATTCAAATTAATACCGATGGCGGACAAATAATAGAAACAGACCAAATGGGTCGAGAAAAGTTTTGGGAAGATTTAGGACGACCAAATGATCGAGGATGAAAAGCCACAAAATTTAGAAGATAACCTGCCTATGGTTAATTATATTATGCTACATAGAATATATGACCTTTTAACACTTATTGCTAATAAGCTAGTTGGCCCAGAAGATGTATCTAAGATGGTTGAATATCATGATCAGGGATACCTATTGGGCCCTGCCCCATCATTTAGCCCTGGAGAACAAGAAGACAATGCATAGCCCTCAAAGCATTAATGTTGTAGAGTCTTATTTAAATAAGTGCTTAAATGTAAAAGATGGCAGGTGTAACTTAACCTGGAAACATGAAGACTGCAAAGTACTTATGGATATACTCTACGAAATGACAGAAGACAACAAGTACAAAGAAGAAGAGTGGCTATTTGATCCAGGAAAGAAACTTCTCTGGGAATAAACCCTTGACATATAATTTAAGCTATTTTATACTTCATAAGTACTGGTTGTAGCATCCCACAGATT